CCTGCATCTATTGCTGTCATGTATGCCATTTCCTTTACAGAATTGCCAAGTGTCCGTTCTTCCTCGTCTTTAAATGGCATAGAACCTAATGTCCCACCTACTCCAAACCCTAAAGACTTGGCACCTTCTCTTAGGGCTCCTTTGACAACACCTTTTCCTTTGATTAAACTTCCTGCTTTTTCCGATGCTTCACCACCTGCAAAAAAGAAAGCTGATTCTTTAGCCATAGCTTTAATCGTGTCGGCTGCTGAGGCATCCCTTTCTTTCAATTTGTCCATAAGCCCAATAGTAGAACCGGAAGTAGCGGCATCTAGTACTCTCTTCAATACTCCTTTTGCTTTAGTTCCAGAGGAAATTTTCTTTGCTACAATGATCTCGGCGACCATTGCTCCCATTTCTCCGGCGATCTGTCCTACAGTTTCAGAAGTATCTAGTTCGGTATCTAAGTCTCTATTGAGAATAGTATTAATGAATCGTTTTTTATCTTCTTCTCTTGCTGCTGCTATTTCTTCCTTAGATTTTTTTGCCATCATTGCATCTGTTTCTTTGGAAAAACCTTTTGGATAATGGTACTCTCTTTCAATAGGTTCATCTTTTAGAGGTTCCCCAGCTTTCTTTTTCCTTAGTTTTTCCATTTGGCCTGCTGTTGTAAGACCCTTTTGCCCCTGAGTTGCATCTTCCATTAATTGGGCTATGCTGCCAAACATCATTTTCCCTCTGTCTTTTGCGGTGATAGGCTCTCCGTCTTCTTTATATTGGGCCCCTGATTCTATGAGTCTATCACCTACCCAGGATAAAGGAGCCATGAGTTTATCACTAAAGGCTGCAAAGCCAGCACCTGCCATTTCTCCGGCTTGCTGTCCTAGGCCTTTTAGTTCTTCCCACTCGTCTCTATCGGCTTTCTTTGCTCTGCCCTCTGGGGACATATTGGCTGTTGCATCTTCCTCTGGTCTTAAGACTGATTTCCCAAAACCTGATTGGACAATATTTTTAGAAAGCTTGTTTATCCGGGACTGAAACATTTGCTCAAGGTCTTTTTTTTCCAGTTTTTGTAATGAACACTCGTTTTTGGCAACACTTTGTATTCCATCTTTAGTTAGAAAATAGAAATTGTGTTCATTCTCTCCATATGCTGTTATTTCCTTTTGTTCTGTAATTATTTCTGTTCCTGTCTCCTGGTCTATCTTTTTATACTTATATACTTTCATAGGCTTAGGGAGCGGAGTAGCATTCATCATAAGTAACTGAGTTCCAAATTCTCCTTTGGGCTTTACTCCCTTTACAACTTCAACTTTCCCAAAATTAGGTTCCTTCATATTTTTAAAAAATGTGTCTTTGTTATAAAGATATTGTTCCTGATTAATGAAACTATCAACACCATATTGAGGGCCATCATCAGAACCATAAGGCCTCATTGTTTCTCTAGTGTGGATTTCCTCGGCTTTAGATGCTCTCTCTTTGGCCGATTCTCTGTCAAGTTTCTCTTTTTGTCTCTGTTCCTCTAATTTTATGTAGGTATCTGCTGAATTTTCATACCTAAAAAGATCAAACCTACTCATAAATACACCTCCTATAGTGCTGATAATGGTAATTTTCTTAAGTATGTAAGACTCTGTGGCCCAAAGTTTCCATCGACTGAAATTCCCATATATTTCTGGAATGCTTTAACCGCTGCGGTTGTTCCTGGCCCATAGCTACCATCTATAGAACCTGAGTAATAGCCTAACTTCTTAAGATAGGTCTGTAACTGTTTAGTAGACATACTTGTACTATTGTGTCCATATGAACTACTGCCGCCGCCGCTACTGCTGCTACCACTGCCGCCGCTGCCTGTTCCTGTGTACCTTCGAGCAGTTGTATATCTAGTGTTCCAATAGTTTGTGTTCATGTTAACCTGTACAACATGTCCTGTGCCACTAGAATTATGTATCATTTGACCATTGCCAATATATATTCCAACATGGTCAACACTTCGTCCATTCCCACTTATAGTGTTAAAGAATACTAAGTCCCCAGCTTGTAGGCTGCCTTTGGATACATAACTGCCACCTTTGGCCTGTTCTGCTGCTGTTCTAGCTATAGAAACACCATTTTGTTTCATAACATATTGTGTGAATGAAGAACAGTCCATTCCTTTAGTTACACTGTTTCCACCATACACATATTTAATCCCCATATTACTTTTAGCTATGGAAACAACACCTGAACCAGTGCCAGTTGCCCCACCCATTTCTAACCTGTGCTTTTCTTCAAGAAGTTTTTTGTCATAAGCATACTGCTTCTCTAACAGTTTCTTTTGACTAGCTTCTTCTAGACTATTTTTATAAGCTATAAGGGCCTTATCAATTTTAGCCTGTTCCTTCTGTAGCTTTTTGTTATTGTCATATTCTTTTTTAATTCTTTCTAACTCCTGGGCTTGTTGCATCTCCAACTCTTTAACCCATTGGGCCTTAGTCCCAACATCTATCCCCAGGACTACAGAAGCCTTATTGTCTACATATCCAAGGGCATCGACTCTTTGGTAAGCTTCTTCTATAGCTGCTATTTGTTCTTGGAGTTGTAGAGACTGTTGTTCTAGTTCATACTCCTTCTGAAATTGTCTTTGCTCTAACATTACTTGGAACTTTTCAAAGCCTAATTGGTCTAGATTCATAATATAGTCAAATTTTGTCTGAATAAGTTGTATTTGGTCATAATGTCTATTGGCTTGAAGTTCGTCCCATTGCATAAGAGTTGTCATCATCTGTACTTGCCGATTCTTTTCATCTGCAAACCTCTGGTATGATTTCATTTCATACTCTGGGATTTGTGCTCCTTGGGCTTTTGCAATATTAGATATTGTCCCAGAACTGTACAATGTCCCCTTAATTCCATGCCCTTCACGGACTTGTCTACCTGCTTCATCTTGGGCAACTTTTAACGCTGCATCTTGTGTTGGGTCATATGTAAAAGGTTCGTTGGCACTTTGTAATAGTTGAAGGAGATACTGTTCCAATTCTTCTGGTGTTTCGTAAGGAGAAACATTTTGTAGCTGCTGCAACAATGCTTCTATTTGCTCTTGATATGGTGATACATATTCCCCTTCTTCTGCTGTTGTAGCTTGGTCTCCTCCTGTTGTTGTGGGCTGTTCACCCGGAGTAGATGGAGTAGACTTTGTGGTCTGGGCCATAGTATCTTGTTGAGTCTTTAACATATCCTGATATTGAGTTATTATATTTTTATAAGTGTTTTCAGGAGCATAACCTTCTGTCAATTGGCCGCTAACACCACTATCCAAAGATGTCCCATTTATCTTATGTACATCTGTTGCAGAATCATAGTCATATTCTAAACCCTGTTGTGTTGCCCAATCCCCAAACTTATAGGGGCTATTTTGTGTGGCATCTAAAGCACTAAGTAAAGATTCAGTAGGTTGTGTATTCATTCCCTGTGTTTCTGTTAGCTGAGTTATAACATCTTGTAAACTTGTCGCCAAATCGTCACCCCCTTAAGGTTGGTATAGTCCATATTTGCCTGCTGCCATTTGGTTACCTGTTCCCCAGTCATGCCCAGCAGGAGAAGGCGTATAATCTGGTAGACTATATTCATAAATTAGCATGTTATAAACTGCATTGGTTATTTCACCGCTGCTATACATTTTGTATAATTCTTGTGTGGCTCCAACCTTGTTGTTTTCTGGGATATAGCCACCTTTAGCATAGAGTCCTTTTACTGCCATTTTTGCCCTATTGTACATATTTTTTTCTTCTTCATCCTTTATTTTCTGTTCCGCTTTTTCTTTTGCCTCAGCGTCTGCCTCTCTTTGTGCTTTCGCCGCTGCTGCTGCTGCCTCTGCATCCTTTTTAGCCTGATATTCTCTTCTATGTTGTTCCTGAATATTTGCAATAGCTACATTAAAGCCATATTCAATTTCCATCATTTTTATTTCTGATGCTGTTGTAACTCTTATCTGTTCCTTAATTAAATCCATTTCAATCTGTTTGTTAACCTGTAACATTTTAAGATCATACTTATGTTGTTCTGCCATAGAGGACATTTCCATTTGATGTTGAGCTATCATTTTTTTAACCCAGCCAGCTTCTGTCCCAGGCTTAATGCCCAATATTTTAGCAGTTTCATTGTTAGCATATCCAAGTTCATTGATAGACTTCCAAGCCTTTTCTATCTCAAATTCTCTTTTTTGCATATCTAATCTTTGTTGATCGAGAGCCAGCTCCATTTCAAATCGTCTATTAGAAAGAAGTACTTTAAATATATCAAGGTCTCTAGCACTTAATTTCAATAGGAAATCGGCTTTCATCTGGATAAGTTCTGCTTCTTTCATCTTTCTACTTGACTGCATATCGTCCCATTGCATAATGACCCCGGCAAGCTCCATTTGCCTACTTAAGAAATCCTTATTTTTCTGATATGCTGCCTCCTCAAACATTGGGGCAATCTTGCTAAATTCCTGTTGTACTATATCTTGTTGTACTGAACCATAAAGGAACCCACGTTTTCCAGCAAGTTCAGACATAGATTGCTCTAGTTGTGCTTTAGCTGCCTGTACACTTGGGTCTTCTTCGAGGTTATAATCCCAGGGGGCAAGTTGTTTCTGCATCATTTCTTCCATGAACACTTTGATGTACTCAGGTGTTACATGGGCTTCTGTCCCCATTACTTCTCCTGTTTGTTGCTGCAAAAATGGAGCCAATAATTGCTGATATGCTGTTTCATCACCCATAAGCTGTCCATTTTTGTTTTGTAAGCCGGATTGGGCTATGTCTACAGGTTTTCCACCAACAAGGAGCCTATTGACATCTTGGTTATAGGTAACAGGAACCCCATAGCCACTAGCATATTGGCTAAAATTCTGGTCTGATAACCCTTGTGATAAGTTATTTAATACTTCTTGATAATTTGCCAAATTGTCACCCTCCGTATGGCCCATAAGGTTTAACTCTTATACCAGTTATTCGAGAGCCTACTTCTGAATCTTCATGCCCTATGTATAAAGCACAAAAATCTTCCCATGTTGAACCTGGCCCATTGTACATAGTTACCTCCCTATAAGTGATAGGGTTCGTAGTTAACCCGAAACTTGCTGTCCAAGTATCAGCTTGCCTCTTTAACTTCAATTGTGTATTCATTTTTGCTGTAAAAGCGTCACAATACATCGTCCGGCCAAATGTAGAATTATTCACAAGACCTGAAATTCTTAATACTCCTGAACTAACTCTTGCATTTACATAATTACTAGAGTCTATCCATGCTGAAAGCATTGGGGTATAGTTAGCTAACATAGAAAAGTTATCAATTTCAAAATTAAAGTCTTGTTTTGCTGAACATATCCATGTGTCAAAATAATTCGGGACTTCACTTGACCCCATTGTTACCTGAACTACAGCAGGTTTACCATTGCTATCTACCATTACCCATTGTCCACCACCAGGATTCCACTGGTCATAATTTGTAGAATTATATTCCCTGACTCCTACATTAAATGTACTTGGATAAGCTGCACAGGCTCTTATAACTCCAACATAGTCTATAAGTGCATAATGGCTTGTTGACTTACCGCCATAAAATCCATACTTAACCCAGTTGACAGCAGACATGACAGGGGCCCCTTCGACTGTCCCAGCCTTGAAATGTTGAGAGACAAGATTCCACCCTGTTGTATAGTTTTTTGAAGTCGTGTTAATGTTCCAGCAGATACTAGACGAATTTCCTAAACTAACAAAAAACTTTGACCCATTTGTAGTAAGAATTGAGGTAGAACTTAAGTACACTATCATTACCAAATAATCATCACTAGTCAGTGCTGTCCCATCATTATAATTTTCAAAATCAAGTGGGGTAGAAAGGTTATAGAAATATTGGTTATATCCCAAAGTTGTTGTAAGAGGATATATTCTAACTCCTATAGTAGAAGATATCCTTTGAGTACTTGATACAAGATGGCACCCCGAAACATTATCAGGGCTAGTGTCACTAGGTTCGGACACTCTAACATTGTGCATAAAATAGTATTGGAGCCTATCAGCATAATTTGCCTCAAGATCATACATATTAGGGACTTTGTTGTACCATACGGGCCCATCTATGCCTATGAATACACTTTTATCGGCCCATCCAATTACAGTTCCAAAGGTTCCCCCTTCATCACTAGTAGGATCATCTGTCCAAAAGTCATATGCTGTATTAAGTTCCAGTCTATTATTTTGAGAAAAAATAGACATAACATCAGTAGTATTTAAATCAGAACTCTCCATATCTTCGCCAATACCTGCATAACATATTAGATAAAGTCCATTTTTACTAGCAAAAACAGTTTCAGCCGAGGACTCTACCTCACCACGCCATTGTGGGTCGTCAGAATCTCCGTAATTCCAATAGTACATGTTTAACCCATAGTATGTGGTACCTGGTTGCATAAGGTAAATTGCCCTTGGTCTTTTTTCTGTAGAGGCGTACTCTGCTGTTGACCCTACAGTACTTTCATTCCATCCTACAAAAAGCCTACCACCAATATATATATCTTCATCTGTGTTAATAGTACCCTTAAATACTGCTTTTCCTGCTGAGTTAAGGGACATAGCTTCTTCATTATCCGAAGAATATAGGTTAAATAAGAACTCAGAGGTTGCATCATCCCAGCCCATCTTAAGCCTTATTGTTGTAGAGTCGGCTGCACGCATAAGTAAAAGAGGCCCATCAATTATAGTTTCGCCTTCTTCACTTTGGATATCACAATACTCTGTGTATATCCTTTTAACATTGCGTTCGTCAAGGTGAGTAAACATATAATTAAGGTCTTTCATAAGCCTTTGCATAGAATCTTCATCAAAACTATATAGGTTATTTACTAAATCTGCCATGAATTAGACCTCCTTTTTTTTAGGCACCCCTGCCTTAAGAACCTCTTCCAAATTTGGCTTATCACTAGGTTTAGGAACCTTTTTCCCTTTTAATTTTATTAGCCTTAAACGTTTTTTTGATTTGTCCAAGTTTTCCACCACCTAAAAATCGTTTCATACCTGTCCCACTAATAGCCTTTCTAATACCAGGGGTAGTAGGCTTTTTAAGAACCGTAGAATCTGCACCCTTTAACTTAGGAATCGCTTTTCTTTTTACCATTGGAGACTTTTTTTGTCTTGGGACTTCTCCTTGTATAGTTTTCCTCTTCAATTCACCCTTTGACCTAAAATTCTTTGCACCTGTAAAACCACCCATATTTTTCATCAGAATCCCCCCTTATTTGTTGGGTCATTAAATATACCAAATGCAATAAAAACTGCAATTAGCCCATTTAAAATGTTACTAAGTTCATGTTGTTCTATTCCGAATTGTTCATACCATCCGAATACCTGGAATATCAAGGCAATTAAGCCTACTAATGTTCCCCATGCTACTGGGCTCCTCCATCTGTTTTGCATTATTTCACCCCTCCATAGCTTATTAGGTTAATCTGTAAGCCTGAGACTTTCTTTTGTCCTGTACCTTTTAATTGGAATTTCATAAATGGCATACCTTGAAGTTGTGTACTTGTTGGATAGAGTTGTTTTCTTATCGCAAAGTCAGTATGTGTAAAGTCACTCGAAGCCGCAATTTGTGTATAGGTTGTACTGTTACTATTTGTTGTGTACCCTATTTCCATTGTGCCTTTAGTCGAGCCTGAGTGCTGCACCCATATATCTTTGACAGCAGACTGGACAATGAGTTCATCCGTTATAGGTCTAGTTTCCATGCTCCAGGAGATATCTGTCCCGGCTGTAGAACCATCAACACCCTCTTTTCTTGTACTATGCATATTATAAATATATCCACTACTCTCTATCCCATATAGGATTTCCCCAGTGTTGACAAACCCTTCCCAATTTCCATTCTCAAGGTTAATTGTGTGAGTTGCCTGTCCTTTGCCTTCTATAACATCAATTACTATGATTCTGTTATTGACAGTAGATTTGTAAGGAATAGCAAAGTAAGCCTTATCCCCTACTGTTCCAGCCCGAATAAGATGTTTGTAACTCCAATTAATACCTTCTATTATTCCTGATGCTTTATAGGCTATTTGAGAAGGGAGTCCACCTGTATAGACATAAATCCCATTGTAATCTAGCCAGAATAGTTTCCCATCACACTCACAATAGGCAAATCTGGATACACAGCCTATCTTGTGGCTTATGTTTACTAGCTCGTAGTTATCCGGCCCAGTACCATAAAGCTCGTGCATACTGTTGTCTGTCCATAGAATAGGGTGGTCTGCATAAGTTGTAATTGCTGTTACGGAGCCTATTGCATCCGTTATGTCAATATATCCAGCGTCCCCAGCAGTTGTCCAATCTGTAATAGCACCCTGGGCAGAATATTTAAGAGTTCGCCCATCGCTCTCCATTCCATAGAGTCTATATCTATGTGCTGTATACAAGTTACTCCTTGGGGCGTTGGTATCTGCAAATGTAGAATAGACAGTACCAT